TGATCATCATAGAACACTGCCCAAATACCAGCAGCTTCTACAATTTGATCACACTTGTAAGTGTTCTTATCAACGTATTCTAATAATACGTTTGGCTGAGTTCTGCTCATTTAAATGTACCACCTTTGACTTCGACTTGAACTATAGAGTTCTCGTCTCCTTTGGTTTTATTAACAGATAATTCATGCAGGTCTGATAATAATTTGGTGATATCATCGCGGAGACCACGAGCATCCAACATTGGTAATACCAAATCTTTGGATTGCTTGGAATCTGCAACAGCCATCTTATCAATGAATCGTCTAATATGTAGCATGTTATGTATTTATCTGTTGCTTTGCTTCGTCTTCTGTTTTATACGGACCCTTGTAAGTATAGCGTTGTACGAAAATATATTTAGGACAGAACTGTACAGTATTCACTCCGTTCTGTTCGATTACGAACCAACCTGCGGCATGTAAACACTTACTCTTTTTAGTCTTAGTGAACAAATGTAATCCGCGAGTTACGTCTACGATTGAATTGTAAGTTTTACTTGGTGTGGGATATTCAGGGTACGGAACAGAAACCTTAGCCTTACTTGGTTTGATATTCTCAAACTTAATATGCGTCTGTTTCTTTAATTCATCGGTGTTATTGAACTGCAGGAAGGTGCCGTTAATCTGCACCCCATATCCCGCGTTGTTTGCTTCGATGTTACCGACCTTCTTATGACCATCAGTAACAATCCAAAACTGATTTTTTATGATCGGCTTTGCTACTAGTTCAGACATGATTTTCCTTTGTTAGCATTTTAAATAAATCTTTCTTGTGCTTGGGCACCCAATGTTTAGCAGTCGGCCCGCACTCCCCGCTCTTGCGCTCATAGTCACAATATGTCATTTTTGCTTTAATCTTTTCAGCACCATAAACGGGGTTAATGATTTCTTTAGCAGGTTCCTTAGTACGACCACACTTAAACATGTAGTCTTTAGCCCCTACCCTTCCCCCTAGAGAGGATATCCAACTAAACGTATCCATCTTGCAATGTTTGCAATCTTTACAAAGATAAACAGGTTCAATTGCCATTGAGAATTCCTTTATACGGAGTGTTGAGCCACTTGGTATAGCTATCACCTTGTTCGCTAATACGAGTGAGTTCAAACTTACCACAAAACTTCATGAAATGAATGCCTACACTAGGAGTGTGCTGGGTACGAATGTCATTTTGAATGACAGTATCTACAGCTTCCTTAATTTCAGCAGGTTGTGCTTTAAGATCGATCAACGTGCGGTTGCGTTCATAATCATCCTTGACGCGGTGTTCAACGCCGTTGTGATCGACCCAACGCTGCAATAAGAAGTTATTCCAGTTGAAGCCTTGCTTAGTGCGGTCTTCGAATGCTTCACGAATACCAACACTGTTCTTAGTACCCTTTTCACGAACACCGGGATAAGCACTGAAAACGTTGTCAGTTGCGTCACCGCGAATGATCTTCTTGAACAGTAGATATTCGGGATCCTCAAGCAACTTGTGTTCGCCAGTCTTTTTGTCAATGACAGGCTTACCGCGATCATTGTAGTAGCCATCCTTCTTGATCAACTGACCAGCAACACCGTTGTACTGGTGAACATTGTCAGCAATCAACTGAACAAAGTCACTATCGCTAGAGATAATGAAATGTTCATCATCGGGATGCAAATCGATAAAACGTGCAATGATATCGTCTGCTTCTGCATTAGGAACACGCAATACAGAGGTATTAGTCTTTTCACGAAGGAACGTGGTAAACGTTTCATACGTTTCCCAGAACATGCGATTTTCTTCTACTTCGTGTTCGGTCATCGCACTTTCATCAAGCTTGCGATGTGCCTTGTACTGCGGATAAAAGTCTTTGCGCCAGCTACGACCCTCAAGACAAAACACCACATGATCGATGCCAAACATGCGAGTAATTTGATTGACACTAGACATAGTAAGATGAATAGCCATACCCACCTTCTCCCATGCGTCGGCCCCGCGACTAGCTACATGTCGTGCGCGGAAGAAAGTGTTAGCAGTATCGATTAGTGCGTACTTCATGTGGTGCTTTCTTTGTTAATATACATATATATTACACGATATATACGCTGTTGTCAAGCCTGAAAATCCAAAAACTTATTAGGATCAAAGTCAATCGTAGACTTCTTAATATCAGTCTTTGAGTAGTAGTTCTTAAAGGGAAGATGTTCAGCCTTTAACTTACCTACGCTTTTCATAGGATGCCCAACAATCTTGCTATCAACGAGAGCAATCAAATCATCTACGGTCTTGTTTGCTTCCGGGTCGATCCATTCCCACTTCCACTTACCGTTGATATTCAGTCGCAGATTAGACCATTCATTCTTGATATACTTTTCAAGTGCATCAATGTCAGTCTTTTCACCGTAATACAAACATGCAAATTCTTGCTTGCAGGCACTGTGTGCTACGTAATCCTGCAAACGCTTGCCAGGCGTAGCACACACTCCAAAACCCAAAATGTTATTATGCTTAGTTTGGATGATGTAAAGAAAACGCTTCATTACTTACCTCCCAAAGCCTTTACCTTATCCTGAATGTTTGTGGGCAAGAAGTTGTACAAATCGTGACCTGCTTCTGTGTGAGACAGAACAGTATCCGGAACCGGATAAGTACCGCCAAGCTTCTGATAAATCTTCAACACAACGTTAAGCAAAGCAGTATCGTGTACGCTCTTGCTAGTCCCATATACTGCCTTAGAATAGTTTGCATAGGCTTCACTAACAACCGCAGACAACTGACTGGGGTTAGTGAACAGTTCCTTAATGATAGCATTCAAGTCAGTCAAGAACTGAACAAACTCAGGATTATCTACGGGAACCTGCGCCTTGTTGAACAGATGCTTATTGAAGCTGAATTCAGCAGCGTCTACTACTTCGTCCTTCCAATAAGTGTTGTGATTCTTAACAAGAAACTTCAACACTTCGGGCTTCATCGTCTTGATTGCAGCAAGGTGAGTAAGCGTACCCGGAATACCCAGATTTTCTTCGTCTTCCTTACTGATGGGGAATACGTCATTATTTTCGCAAATAGTCTGCTTTTCAGCAGCGAGTGCGTATTCCTGATTAGTGGTGTTGTTATCCAGACGATAACTCAACACACGCTGCTTGTGATTGTCATATTCGTCAATCTTCTTCTTACCAACACCGTTGATGAATGCGAAATGTTCACGGGCAAATGAACGGTCAGCGGTTTCGACGTACAGAACGTCAACTTCCATTTCTTCCCAGTCGCTTTCGTCTACTTCGTCAATAAGACCAGCCTGCGCAAGCTTAGCCAACGAGACTACAGTATGCTGACCGTCAGTGCAGTGATAGTGATCTTCGCCGGGGAACTTCACAGCAAAGATAGGATTAACGCGGCGCTCGTCAAAGCCCTGAACGATATGCATAACGTGAATCGGATCTAGTTCACGCTGAATATCTTCGTCAATCAGAATATTCTTAAGCTTGACCTTACTGTGCTTGGGAAGCTTCTTCAACGAGAAGGTAGTTCCGTTCTTGTAATAGCTTTCGATAGCATCATGTAGACCTTGATTGCCAGGGGCATTAGCTTCTTCCAAACGCTCGGCAACGGTCTTTACATAAAACTCGCCTTCCTTACGGGCAAGCTTGTTATTAACCTTTCGAGTACGCTTGACCTTACTAGCGACCCACTTGATCGGAAAGGTGGAATTCTTTTTAGACATAGTAAATTCTTTCGTGTAGCGTTTCAGTAATTACACTATACGCATTATCTACCCATTTGTCAACCAAAAATCTCCAATCAGCTTACTTCGGTATATCCCCCGCCCAAATCACGCTGCTGAATTATACGCATGTCGCTTTCACGTTTTGAAGGGTCTGCTTGTTCCTGCTCGTACACTTCAAGTGCAATGTTTCGGCACACAGTCTGAAACCAACGATCTACAATCTGTGCATCGGTATCATCTTCGCGGATCTTATATCCCTGCTTAACAAGATTGACAACAAACTTATCGTTCCAATCAAGTTCAAAAGCACCATTATTAATGTCATTGGGGTCAAGATCGACACTAAGAATAGCGACATAGGGTTCTCCTGCTGCCGTTGCCTTCTCCTTAGGACTTAGTTCTTTCTTCTTAGGTGCCTTTTTTGTTTCTGGTACAGGTTCTGGTGCCGGCGCGGGCGCTGAACTAAACCACTTCTTAATATTTTCAAACATGTTTAACCTTTCTTGATGTATGTATCATACAACGTAAAGCTTGCAAGATTCTTAGCCTTGCTCTCGCACATCATATCAGCCCACTCATTGTGAGTCATAGCCCAGTCATTGACTGCACGATTCCAATAGTAATCGCTGTGTGCGCGGAGATGCTGCTTCTTGTGACCTGATTCTAGCAGTGTGTTAATATCGGGTCGAGTGTCCCGACAGTGGTCGGTGAGCAAGTCTTCGCGGGAAACGCTGTAATGAATGACAGGGCGAGTGCCACGCCAACTATCAATAATGCGCTTAATACGGTCGTCATTAGCTTCAATGTATTCTCCAGTCTTTACCCAGTGATGGTGAATGTCGAGTACAAGGGCGCAAGTGTCAGCAAGTTCAAGACTTGAATCAATACCCCATGTCATTTCGTCATTCTCGATTGTGAGACTATTACGCGCCTCGGGACTAAGGCGTGACATAACACGCTTGATGCCTTCGGGACCTTGACGACCACTGATATGAACGTTGATCTTAATGTCCTGAAAGTTATTGCCATAGCCCATCCAACGAGCCATGTCAACGTGATACTCAAATTCTTCAATTGACTTGTTGACTACTTCCTCACGATCACTAGCGAGAACGACAAACTGATCGGGGTGAAAACTGATACGAACATCATTGTCGCGGGCGGTTTGACCGATCGGAGCAAACCAACGCTCAAGACTATCACGAACATCCTGACGGGCCCAGAAGTCCTTGTACTCGTCCATAGTGTAGAACGATAGCATATCGCTAGTTAGTCGAAGCATACGAAGTTCGGGAGGAAGTTCTGCAACTTTCTTGACAAGTGCATGAGTGTTGCGAATATTCTTCTTAGCAACCTCGATCATCTTATCTTCTACAGTGCTGCGAGTATTACGCTTAGCCCATGCATAGGTAGTACCGCCGGTGTTGAGACCTTCAGCACTAGCGATTTCGCCCTTCTTATTGATTTCAGCCCACTTGCAGGCAAAACCAATACGCTTGATGTTGTGATTGAATGTAGTCATATTATTACACTAACACCATTGTTGATGTATGTCAAGCAGTTTATTACGGTAATCGCAACAAATCCTCAATCGAATACAAATGCTTCATATAAGGAGAGATTTCTTCAAGTACGCTAACTGCTATGTCACCCTTTCTGCGAGGACCATACTTAACGGTGATAGCTTCGTCGGTGCCTTCACTGAGTCTAGCATCATTAACACGCTCAAAAATATCTACCATTTCCTTGACGCTATAACCTACCCCATGACCCAAACATTCAATCTTGTTAGAGGGTTCTTCGATAGCCATGCGAATTGCTTCACAAATTTCGTCAACATGAACATAGTCACGAATACAAGTGCCATCAGGAGTATTATAGTCATTACCAAAAATAGTAAACTCTCTGGTATATTCACTTTTCATGAGGTTATACATCAATCCATCTGGATTAGTAGGTGCATAACCCGAACTACCTATTACATTGTAGAATCTAAAGATTGTATATGGTGTCGGATTATGAACAGTGCAGTATTCTCTAACAACATCTTCTGCTGCTCTCTTACTAATACCATATGCGCTTTCACATAATTCAGCAGCTCCTGTACTAGCAAAGATAAAGTTCTTAGTCTTGATCTTGTT